ACCAGTGATGTATCGCTTAGTACGCATTTTTTGCTCCGTTATCTAACTGTCTAAGTCTCTATTATATACCCAAACCCATTTATTGTCAACCGTTTTGCAGAGCCATGTAAACACATTCACGGACTGCGGTATCGGTTGCTTCCTCAAATCCGTCAAGGGTGCTGATATCATACAGAATTTCAACGACTTGTTCCCAATCAAGACCCGCAGACTTTGCGGTGAGAACCACACCCTTAATCAGAGCATTGCCCTCGTCAGTAAACATTGCGAAATCCTTCATATCAATCTCCGTGTCTCAACAATCAATAATGCTATTATATGCCCAAATCCATTTATTGTCAACCGTTTTTCAATGCTAGGAATATTAGTTTGCTAGAACGGGGAACCCACTTTTTAGCGTCGGGACCACATGCACTATAGGATCCGCGCATGACATTACATGAACTATTGAAGCCAGGGGTAGTCTTACCAAATACAGGATCGTACTTTTCTTCATTCCAAGATTCGGGAATAGTACACTCAAAAAAGTGACTGGCCCGAGTAAGACGGCTAAACCAGGTAGCTTTGGCGTTTTTACAATCTTTACACTTTAGTTCTTTATTGTACGGAATCTTCGACATTTTCAACTTCCAAAATCTGTTGCGAAAAAACAACACCGCCGTATGCTTGTTGGTAGCACAGGGCGGTTGCTTCAATGTAGAAAGTGTAGATACGACCTTGGGGAGTAACCAGTGTGTAGTTCATACAGTTCCTTACTAAAAACTTAGTTTAGCACAGGAACCATTTATTGTCAATAAAAAACCCGCACTAGGCGGGTTTTGTGTTAGTGTGTGATTAGTTATTTTTTGTTGAATGACCAAAATATAACTGCTAATGCGATCAAGCCTACAAGACCCTTCTCACCTAGAGCACCAACAAACTTAGTAATTGCACCAACTACATCGATGCCTAAGAAAGGTACGCCTGCGCCGAATAGAATTTGTAGAACAACGCCTACGGCAATCAGTTTGATTCCTAAATTCATTACATGACTTAAGAAATCTCCCGCCATGCCAAATGCTTTGCTAACATGTTCCATATTTTTTGTTTCCTTTCACAAACTAGTATTTACCATATATTGGCACACTATTAAGTGTAAGGACTTTACTCAATAACATTACATATTACCATTTACCTATAGGACATTTCGTGTTTTTCATGGCTTTTTTAGCTAACATGAAACAACCACATTTATCACAAACATCAATAATTTGTCTGTAATGTTCACATTGACTGCACAACTTACTTCTCAACTTAATGGTCTCCGGCGGAGCTTTTAAATTGAATGGTCGCAATCTAAGTGGCATTTAAACAACCTGCCAATTTCCTAATTGATAATACTGAAGGTCATCACGAACCTTAGGCATATAGTATGCCTCTATGGAAATAAATTGTTTATCAAATTCTTTTTCCCATAGATGCTGTAATGGATTTTTTAAATCCAAGACCATGACAACTAAATCATTATCAGGTGTGTGCATCCAATATTCATGATACTTCATGCGCTTAGTATTCTTACTTAGTTTCCGTATAGGAAAAAGTTTTTTCACTGATCTAGGTTTTCCTTGAACTCGTTGTTCGTTTAATTCATGATTAAAATCTCTTTTAAGATCATCAAAATCTATATCATATTCGTAAAATTCAGGTAAACGATAAATCATTGGCAATAATTTTTCTTGCACAATTTTACTATTGCCATTAACATATTCGCACAAATCTTTTCTAAACATTGTAAGAGACTTACTTTTTAGTGTCAGCATAAGAAATTTCTTTTGATAAAAGTCACGAATTTCTTCTGCCTTTATCCTATCATCAGAGGTTACACATTTGTACAAATCCTGATCTGTAAGTGAGGAAATGTTAATATAACCTATTAATTTTCCTGCATCTTTTTCTTTGCGTAGCCTATACCAAGCTACGCTTAGTGCTAGAAAATCTTCTTCGCTTTCATAAACTTCATATTTTTTAATATGCCCTGAAGGTGTAATTTGTTTAAGTAAATCACCTATATTTCCATTGATACTATTTAAATTTAAACCTTGTGAACTAGTAGTCATTACCGATCCCAAATTCAAACCTGCACTATTTTGTTGGCCTGCACCTGCAATAGCACCTTGTGTTTTAATATTATATACATTACCCAATTGAAATGTCCTCCATGCCGGCTGTTCGTAATCTTACAATATGTCCCATCTGCCATTGTTTGGCTTCAAGACCTTTCATAATGCCTAACCAACGATTGCGTAGTAGTGCTACTTCATTGATAATGGTTTCAAAGTCAATGACTTCATCTTCACCATCAACATACTTTTCAGCATCACGGCTAGTCAATGCTCTATTATACGCTTCTAAATATTTTTGAAAATGTTTTCGGCGAATTTGCCTTAATTTAATGTTGAGGTAGTTTAATACAGCCTCAATTTCTTGAAGCTGATTAAATCTATGTTCAGTTACACCAGGCAAATTGGCAATGTTCTTTTCTACATTGCCATAAATTTTTACTTCTTTTTTTGCCTCTGATAATTCAGATTCATAATGTGTGATGAAGTCTGGTATCACAGAAAGGTTCTGTGATATTTTTGTGTACCAATTCATTGATCACCATTCTTCATCTTCATCTTCATCAAATTCTTCGTATTCTTCCTCGGTATCATTTTGCTCTTTGAAAAATTTCAGTGCGTTACCAATGTCTTTATCACCGCGAAACGATTCTTTAATTTCATCGGCATCATAGCCTGCATCAATTAATAGATTGACAAGAGTATCTGCCGCATCTTTTCTTTCTGATAAATCAACATGAGACCTTAAGGCATCCCATACCTCTGATGCCATATTCAAACACGATATACTCATTCTGTAACTTCCTCCTCAGTAGTTACAGTACTTAGTTTATTTTGATTTTTTTTCTGGTATTCAACCATTACCTTATCCAAGCAGCCATCGTCATTTGATTCCCAACCCTTACGGAAGAACTTGAGAACTTCACCGTCATCGGTAGTATATGATAAACGATTACCTTCTTTAGTTAACAAGCCTGCTTTCTCAAACAAATCAAGCAAGCCACTGTATGGGTTCATGCCAGTCTCGTAAGGAATTTTAACCTGCACACTTTCGAAGGGCTTTGCGTAACGTGTTTTCATTACCTTACAAGCACTACGAATACCGCGAACTTCGCTGACCTTGTTGCCGTCATCATCCTCTTTGAGTTTTAGTTTCTTCATGGCGACAACAATACTACTTGCATAGATAAAGCCCTGACCACCTGAAATTTTATCGTCAGGGTCAAACATGTCTTGTGAAGCATAAGTGTGATTAGTTGCGACTAGACCAACATTGTGACTGCCGAACATGTTAACACAGTTACGAACAAGACTTGTAAGTGCCTTAGGCTTACGACCCATATCACCCTTCATGTCACCTGCTTCAAACTGATTGACATCAGTTGGTGTTAACAACATACCAAGGCTGTCAATAATAAAAAGAACTTTAGGCTTATCCTCTGCAGGAAGAGCCTTGTAACTTTTCATAAACTCACTAATTGTCTTAGCAACATCATCAATCATTGCCATATTGAGTTTCAATAACTTATCTTCGCTGGTGTCAACACCAAGTGCCTTCAACCAATCTTCGTCCAATGCATTTTCTGAATCAACCAAGACAACAAAGATGCCTTGTTGTTGTGCGTGTCGGACGAGGTTGCCTGAACAGATATATGATTTTCCTGATCCACTCTCTCCGGCAAAGACAGTAACTTTGCCAAGAGGTACGCCTTTATTAAAATCACCACTAATGAGATAATTGAGGGCATGATTGCCGGTACTAACCCAGTCAGTTGGGTCATTAAATCCGATACTAAGTCCTTCAATGGATTTGGTGATATCTTTTCTAAATTTACTAACATCAAATGGTTTTCCCATGTTTACTCCAATTCCAGTGAGTTATATTCTTTAACCAGTGCTAGCAATTCTTCTTCTGTATTACAAATAATTTTAGCACCTTTCCATTCTTCTTTGCTATCTCGTCCATTAACCTCAAACATCCAACCGTTGTCATAACGATAGACGGAAAAGGAATCATTGACTTTAGCCAATTTTTCTAGTTTCATAAAATTCTCCTTATTATTTTTGTGCGTTTAGATACAGTCTATCAGCAAAGGGAATTTTGTCAAGAAATTCTGGACAGTTATCAGCGATTCGCTCTAGTTCATAATCACTAGGATAATGTCTCAACACTCCTCTTGCTCTGTCTCTGACTAATGCTGGAACTCTAGGAGTTCTTCCAGGATCACAAAGTTCTTCAAGCAATTTTTTTCCTTGCTTTAATGCACGGTATCTTTCGTCTGGTAGCGTCATGGTTTTCTCCTTAGGCAGGGAGCAAAGCTCCCCACTTAATTTACGCAGACTTGTTTTGTCTAGCACGGATCATTGCTAGAATGTCCTGTGCTTTATCACTTGAGGTTGTCTTTGGAACCTGTACAGGTTGTGAACTTGTTTGAGATTCATCATCGGCATCCCAAGGGGGTGTGCTTTCTGCTACGGGCTTCTTCGCGGGTGTGCTGGTATCAGCAGTCACAGTAGGTTCAGCCGCGGTCGAGCCTGCAGGTGCATCCAACCCATACGGACGATAGTAATTACCCCAGCGTTCGTTATCATAAGGTTTGCCTTCAACACTTGCTTCAAACATTTCCTTAATAATTTTCAATTCTGCCTCAGTAGGCTTCTTGGGCAAAAAGTCAGTAAGATTAAACAATCCATGACTTTCAAGTGCGGCTTGTTCAGCCTCAGTCAATGCACTTTCTTTGCGGGCCCAATTACTAGTTGAATAATCAGCATAACCGCCCTTGCTGGTCTTCTTAACATTAAAGTCAAGACCACGCATATAATCAGTTGGCAATTCTTCCATTTCAGGATCCATCAAGCTAGATTTGATGATTGCAAAGATTTGCGGACTGATTACAAATCTGCGAATAGGGTTCGCAGGAGTCTTGTCATCTCCTAGAGGATTTTGACGAACAAAACCTTGGAACAAATAACTACGCTTCTTCCAGTACTTGTTAGCCATTTCCTTCAATGTCTCGTCCTTATACCAAGGACGAACCTCTGCAAGAATAGGACAATTATCTCCATACATTTCTACACATGGAACTTGAACTTGGACTTGCTTGACATTAGGATCGCCCTTAACGCCGTTGAATGGAAGTTTAATAATTTGACGCTCTACCCAAAAGAATGTATTAGAACTATTTGCATCCGGCAAAAAACGAATGGTCGCTGTAGTACCTTCGTCCATGTTCCAGTGGGGATAGATTGCGTTATCAGATGTAGCGCCTGCTGCGCCTTTTTGTTGTTTGTTTTCTTGTGCCGCGATACGGGCACGAATTTCTGCTAATGATGCCATGATATTTTTCCTTATAAAATTGAGATGGTCTCGTTTTAATATTCGCCGCCTCACCATGAAACGACTAACACGATGATGAAGTATAGCAGTACAACATCACCCTGTCAATAGTATTTATTCCAGATGTGGGTCCCCGCAGATTTTTCTGCGGTTTTTGGGAGAATTACTTTCTAATAATTCTTAGTATGGCATCGAGGTCTTCTTGACCCTCTTTCACATCTTTCTTGTGAGCCTTATCCATTGACTTGTTCAATACCTTTTCAGCATCTTTCTCAGCGTCTTTGGCTTTGCTTGGTGTAGCCTTACTGCCTTTAGCATACGGATCTCCCGAACTCTCACCGCCTCTATCGCTAGAAGGTTGTGATTTATCCATTTCACTTAACTCTACACTTTCATTTGCGCCAACAAGTTTACCAATGTTATTGTTTTTAACTTTCTCAGTTGGGCCTAATTGTCCTACACGCTTTTGGTTAGCATCAAGTCCTTCTTCAACATCCTCTGTAGCACTTTTACCTGACAAATTGTAGCGTGACTTGATTGTGTTTTTCATGTAATCGCTGTCTTGTTTATACATCTTGCCTGCTTTTGTAATTCTGTCTACAGGTTTTTTCCAACCTAGTGGATCACTGCGTTGAATTTCATGTCTAGGGAAGTGCATTTTATATGCACCTGAAGATACTTGGTCAGCAATTTTGCTACCAAATTCTTTTCCTATCATTGCGAGAACTTCTTCGGGTTCTTCAATGTCACGGTCGTAATAATCGCTTGGATCGGTAGCGTCACGGAATAACTCTATCAAATCGTATAATCTGCGTTTGCGGACATCATCCAAACCTTCTTCCATTTCAACTTCATCTAACTTGTCATACTTAGCACGAATACTTGCCATCTTTTCTTTGCTAGCACCATCACGACCTGCTTTGCGTAATGCGTCCATACCGTCTTTACCATACTTCTTATTACCTAAGTATGCTTGTAGTCCGCTTTCTTCAACTTCTTCTTCATCAATTTGATCCAGGCGTTTAGCTAATGCTGCTAATCCTTCTTTACCACTGATGTTACGCTCTTTAGCTTTTTCTAAATCTTGTGTAGTTGTTTTCCAATCAGGATCGCCACTTTGTTTACGCATGAATGCTGGTACCTGTGACTTTTTATGTGCAGCTTCGGCATCTTCTGACTCATCCATATCTAAAGCCTTCATTCGCTTTAGTTCTGTTTGCTGATTGTGTGCTAAAGTTTCAGCACCCGGAGCCTCTAATAAACCTTCTGCCCACTCTTCCAATTCTTTAACTTCTTTCATTTCTCCAAGATTTTTACTTAACTTATTAAGAATTGGAATAACGCTTTCAATTCTTGGATCTAATGTTTCTTGCACAAATAATTCATTAAGTGTAGATTCATCACCTTCATTTTCCATTAATGTAGGTGTCCAACTTTCAAAGTATGCAGTGTATCCACGATGTCCGCGCATTCTACCTAATGATTCACGCAAACTTGTATAATGATTTAGCCCTGCTTCAACTAATCTTTGTGCAGATTCATTAAATTGATTACCGCGAACAGCACGAACAAATCCAGCCATTTTAGTATATTCTTCGCACAAGGATTTAATATGATTCCAACGTTCATCATTTGGGACACCGCCTTCAGCTAAATGTCTTGCGTAAATTTGTGCAATACCAGGCTTAACTGTTGGCGCAAGAATTCTTTCGCCTTGGGTATTTTCTAAGAAAATTTTTGCAACATTACGATAACGCTGTTCACCTTCTTGAATTTGTCGAGTGTGCTGTAATATAATTTTTACAGTTGGAATATTGTCATTATAACTTGCAGACTTACCCATTGGGTAATATCCCTCTGCGATTTGTTCTTTCTTTTTCATATAAGTCCTTTGCGCCATATCGCTATCTATTTTTTCTTTTGGTTCTAAAGCAAAACTTAATTGCTTATTTAAAGACCATTTTTTCAAAAATTTTAGTAGTCCATACCAACTATCATCAATTTCAGCACCTGGAGTTTTTGATTGTGCTTTGCTTGCAATCGATTGGTCATAATAAACTGTTAATTTTTCAGCACCATCGATGGTTACCCAAACATCATCAATTTCCTTATTGTCCTGTTTAAATGTAAATTTAAAAACATCCGCTTCTTCTGGGGCGACAGTTTTGCCCGCATTATTTACATCGCTATCTCTAGGAATAGGATTATAACCCCTAGAATTTAGCAGGTCATATAATTTTCTGTTTAATGAGTCAGTTTGAATTGGCATAGTGTATTTATCAGTTTATCACAGCAAAGAAGGGTAAAGGTTGTATCATTTCATCATGGTCACGAATTTGTTCTTCTAAAGTCAAATGATATTCTGATAATTCCTGTAACATCCTTACTGTTAATAAACTGGCCATTACTAAATCGTCAGTGTTTCCTGTTTTTGCAGCATAACTTCCAGCGTTTGCTACAAATGTTTTAAGTTCAGATACTAAGGATTTGCTGTGAATCCTCATTTTTTTACTTTCAATGAGGCTTTTTAATTTGGCGCAGGCTGTAATTTTTACCTTTTGTGTAGTGTTAAATCCGCGGCGTTTTTTTCCTCGTTCACTTAAGAAAATACCCGGGATATTACTTTCTCCGTATTCATTTAGCGATACTAATGCTGCTTCTCCAATGCTATTATTTTCAATACTATAATAGATATTATTAGGCTCACCGGTGCATTCTTCAATGTATTTGTTTATCTGTGCTAATAATTTTACTTGAGTTGGAATATCTGTTTTGTTATGTTTCCATTCCCCTATTTGTGTTGTGCTGTTTGCTTCAAATATTTGTATAGCAGCAGGATCACTGCCTGTACCTAGACTAGGATCTAAACCAACACAATATATACTACCCTTTTCAGGCTTTTTGTACCAGCGTACTTGCCCCATTCGGCTTACAGGTTCTATTCCTTCTAAATCAATTAGTGTAGTAGGTGCAATAAGTGTTTCATCAGCAATAATAAATTCACACCCAATTTCTCGACGGAATCTATCTTCACCTAATTGTGCTTTCATTGATGCTGCCCATTTGTCATCACGACCTGGTTGTTCGCTCCAATGTGCTTTATACGCTTTAAATCCATTTACCCCTAGTTCAGTTTCATTGCCATATGCATCTTCGCATTTGTTTGCTTGTTTCCAAATCAATGCAAACTGATCTTCGTCACTATTAGGTGTACTAGTGATAATAGCTTTACCACCAGTACTTAAAGTAGGCGTAATAGAAGTCCAAAATAATTCAGCAATGGAAGGTCTAACGAATGCAAATTCGTCCAAGTATAACAAGGAAATAGACATACCACGACCTGTATTTTCTGTCGTGGTTGCTGACACGATACGAGAACCATTCTCAAAATCGAGGGACCCTTTATTATAGGTGGTCACGCCTGCTTTAATATGGTCAGGGCAGTTTTCATATGCATAACGAATACGCTGCATTATTTCCTGCGCACCGGTATATTTGTGTGCTGCGATAAGAATCGTACTGTCTGGTACGAACATAGCATACCAAAGTAAATATCCTGCAGCACTAGTTGACTTACCACTTTGTCGAGGCATTAAACTAATACTAAAACGATAATTGTGATAAGTTTCAATTAATCTTCTTTGATACGGATAAGGATGATACACCATGCTACCTCGGGTAGGATGCTGAATCATGAAAAAATTATCCATAAAGTGTAAATAACCCGTGTCAGGATCACAACACTTTATAAAATCATCAAGATCCTTTTGTGTTTTAAATTGTG